CGCTCCCCAAACTCAGAATCTTGTGAATACTGGAAATCAAATGAGTACTTTCCAGCAATCGGTTCCTTTGCTTCAAAGACAGTTGCAAGATCAGAGTTTGCAGAATTTGATGAAAGCATTCAGTACCCAGCCTTACGGAACTACTTCGGATACTTCGGGCCAAAGCACTGGACAAAGTACTGGAACTTCCCAAGGGACTTCCGTTAATTCTACACCGGGCGCTGGTCTTGCAGGGCTTTTTGGTGGTTTGGGTGCCGGATTTGGAACTCCACAAGGAAGTGATGCACTTTCTAGTATTCTGAAAATGTTTGGGATTGGTGGAAATGGTGGAGTTACTGTTCCACTTACCGGAAAGTCTACTGCAAACTGAGGAGCTTCTGATGGAACCGACACAATTCTACAATCCCATCATCCAAGCAATGATCGCAACTGCTAACTTGCAAAAGCAAGGACAGCAACAGGAAATTGAGAAGAAACGCAACGAAGATGAGAAGAAACTTCGTGAACAAGCGTTGAAGCAGGAATCAGATTCTGCTCAGCGTTCCCACGAAATGCAACTCAAAGCACACGAGCTTGCTACGAAGAATTTTGATCTTCAACGTCAGAAAGCTGACATTGATGCTGAAATTCAGCACATGAAAGCTCTGTCTGAAGCTCAGCAATTCAATAAGGGTGGAGGAAAGGCAGAAACATTTCCTTGGTTGAAGAAAATTTTGGAATCTGGGGGGCAGCCGCTACAACAATCTCGTCCCGAACTTCCACCCGAATTGAATTACGGAACAGAACAGCCGCAAACTCCTGTTTCGGCTCCGGCGGCTTCACCAGAATTATACAACGCAGAAACTGAAGCTGCAAACATTCGGAAATTAGTGGGTGCTCAAGCAGAAGGAGTTGCGACTGCAAAAGAACCTTTTGAGATTCGAGCTGCTCAACGCGATTTGGCTGACAGAAAAGAACTTGAGAAATACAAAGCTACTCTCGAAGATGCCGATAGAAAGCTGGATCGCCAAACACAAAAAGAAATCGCAATGATCTCAGCGGCTGCCCGTGTGAAAGATCCTGCGATTAATCCAGCTACTTTCCAATCACTCTTTAAGCTAAGAGCTTTGGGTCAAGTAAAACTTAATCCCGCAAATCCAACCCATGCAGCTGTGCTTTCTGCACTTGAAGAACAAGGGGCAAATACTGATCTCTCCGATAAAGATGTGGATGCAATCAAGGAAACAAATAAACTTGGTCCAATCTTTGATCAAATGGAAACACTTATTCCTCAACTTTCAAAAGGAAGACCCGGAGCTTTTGTCAAGGGAGTAGGCGTTAAAGCGGCTGAAGCTGTTGGAGCATCTTCTAAAATTCAGAATGATTTGAAGATTCTTAAATCTCGTGCAATTGTTATTGGCCGTGCTCTTGAAGGAATGACTGGAAGACCACTTGCAATCCAACTTGCAACAGACCTTAATTCACTTCCTGATGCGAGTATCACACAGGATGATGCAAGAGACCGTATTAAAAATCTTCGAGATTTGCTGATTGGTGTGGAAGAATCTCTCTTTGCTGGAATGCCGGAGTGGCAACGAAAGATGGTAAGTGAGAAGTACCAGACAAACCCGGCAGCCGCTAAACCCGATTGGCTTCGCACAGCACCAAAGAAAAATGCAAAGGGGCATACTTTGGATGAAGCAACAAGTCTGAAACATGGGAGCCCAGTTTACAAATAGGAGGTTGTGATGGCAGATAAATACTATGATGCAAGTGGAAAAGAAATCAAAATCTCCACTCAACCTTCAGAACAATTCTACGATTACAAAGGTGAGCCGATTAAGCAATTAGAAAAGTACAAAGATCCCATCACAGCGGCTTCCGAAAAAGTAGCTCCAGTATTTGGCCGAGCGGCTGTTGAAGCACTTCCTTTTGCTGGAAGTTTTTTTGGTGCACCTGGAATTGCAGTTGGAACTGCACTCAAAACAGCCGCTAAAGTTGCACGCCCGGATTTAGTTGGAGAACCCCCACAGGGATTTGAAGGCGCAATGGGGGATTTGGCAAAAGAATTTACCCTGAACAAATTACTCCCTGGCACATTTTCTGGTTTGGGCAGAGCGGCTGTCGCAACTGACATGGTTGGAGTAGCACCAAAAGTTGCAGAAACTTTGCAAAATTTCCCAGCTGTGCGACAGGGAGTTGTGAGACAAATGACGGAACAAATCAATCGTCATTTGTATCCAACTTCTGGAATTATTGAACAAGGTGCGGAAAATGCGGCGAGCCGCTTTGGTGAATTAAGGTCTTCGAGTTCAACAGATCATCTTGCAGATGTGTTTGGTCACAATCAAGTTGGTCAAATGCTCACTCGTATGCAAGAAGAAGCCGCTACAGTAGGGGGTGATATTGCAAGAACACAAACCTATAGAGAGATTGCTAATAAAACACTCAGTGATGTAATCCATGTCCAAAATGCCAAGATAACAGCTGGGCCTGAATTTACTAACGATATTGCTGTTAATCGCCTTCTCACAATGGCAGGGAATCCCAAAGAAAAAACAATTGATGCAGGGAGAGCGATTAACGAACTTTTGGGAAAGAATAATGAAATCTACAAAGAAGCCATGAATCCAGCTTCTTATGAGAGTTTGAAAAAGCTTTTGGAAACAATGAGGAAACTGGAAGGAACTAACAAGACTAACACGCTTATGAACTATTCCGATCATAAGCTAATCTATTCTGGAGCTGGGTTTGTTTTGGGTGGGGGAGTTGGAGCGGCTACTGGATTAGGGATTGCCTCTGCTTTACCAATTACTGACGCCATGCTTCGAAAAATTATGGCCAATCCTGAAACTGCAAAACTTGTAACTCTTGCACTTACGACTCCGGCAAAAGCTCCGCAAGCAACTTTGATAAATAAAGCACTTACGGAGGTTTTGCCAAGAATCATTCAGGGTCAGGCAGATTTGACGTTTATGCCGGAACGCTAGGCGCCGAGGTACCCACAGATACTGCACTGTACCAACCCTTTTTCCGTCCGAATTACAACTGGTCTTCCATCTCGCGTACCTTCACAACCCCTTGGGCATTTTGGCTCAGGGGGTTTTGGTTTTATTCCCCGGATACGATGGAGTTCGATTTTTCTGAGTACGTGAATGAAAACATCATGCTCGGGAAATCTTTCACGAAGCTGATCGGCACTCTTAGCGGCTGCCTGAAAATGTCCTTCGATTCTCTGAATTGGGTGCCCGTTTTCTTCAGCTCCGGGGACTGACACAAGGTACTCTAGAATCGTTGACTCCATTTTTCATTATCTCCTTATTCACGTCGAAAGCCATTTCATTTAATTGTTTTTTGATTGTAAGTAATTTGTCAGGGGACAGCCGCGCCCGGGAGATGGCACCCCGAAGTTCAACAAATTGTCGCATGAGATTTTTGAATTCGTCATCAGCGGCTAACCCTAAAATTTCTCGCATAGCGTGATTTTTTCCAAACACTACTTCTGTCATCAGTTCTTCACCTTCAAATTGAATTTCTCGATTGCTTTTTGGGTTATTGTGTAAGCCTCAATCTGTCCATTAAGTGTGACTTTTACTAAGTCAGCTTGTAAGAGAGTAGTGAGGCATTTATCGCAAAGTTCAAAATCAAATATATGGATGTATCTCCCCATAAATTCTGATTTTGCAAGTAGCTTATTGGGTGAGTTCCATATGTCTTCAATTAGGAGAGCCGCTACCTCCGAAATGTTGGATTTGCCGGATGCCATTACTAAGCTCTGATAATTGGGCAGAAGATCCATACAAAGTCGTATAGCGGCTTTCATCTGTTCTGTTCCAATTTCAAGTTGATTTGTGTCATTTACTGTAAGCACCATTGCCAACTTCAGAACACTTGTATGGATACGGCCAGAAACTCCACTACGATCTGGGCGATGCTCATAAGATTTACGAAATGGTACGTACCAGCTTTCGTAAGTCTTCTGAGCTTCTTCTGTTATTTCAAATTCTCCTTTCAGTCTTGCAATCTTTTGAAGTAATTCAACAAGGCATTTGAAACTCTCCGTCTGGTCGCGTACATTGAAAAGTGAGTTCGCAGGCCGAAACTCATTAGGTCGAATAAGGAAAGTTCTTCCCAACAACCCACCGAAAATCGCTTTGCCATCGTATATGTCACGTAGAAGTTCCTCATTGGAAGCCGCTATCAGAGAAAAACAGACACTTTTAATACGAAACACCCCGGAGCCTCTGAGACGACTTGTGTACTCATCTTTGAAGTCGTAAATATCGGTGAGGATTTTGACGGCTTCCGGGTCATTGACAATTCCAGCAGAAAGTTCAGAAGCGGAAAATAATGCGGACCCCCCTGCCGTAATTTTTCCAGTAACTTTGTCAGTCTCTCCTCTTGATAGTTCATCGAGTATTCCTTGTATTGAAGATCGGCCAGAGATCACTTTAGTTGATTTTGTATGCTTTACTAATTCCTCGCACAATTTGATCGGATGCCCCTTCCTGTGCACAGCAGAATCAGCAAGTAGCAATGTGTAGACATTTGGGTAGATTTTGTGATCTCCCATTCTACGATAACAATTGTCACGAAGGACAGCCGCTACGGTGGTAAAGGCGGACCATTTCCAGAAAGCTCCAGGTGATTCATAGTGTTGTGTATGTTGAAGGAACAAATCCACAAATGTCATTTTTTTGGGCTTATAGGTTTTTTTGAATTTCCTATCACGCTTTAACTCATTTAGGTATTCTTCAAAATTAGGGGGGCTATAAAACTGTCGATATATTAACTTCTTTTCAAAGATAAATTTAATTTGTTGTATAAGATTGTAGATTTCAATATTTGAACATTTTTTCATTGAAGCCCCTTACTTACTGGCAAAATAAACTACTGCAATCCAGATAGCGGCTGTCAAAAAACAAACAATTCGGTAACGGATCATATGAGTTTTAACCTTATTAGATTTTCAATTCGATGTGCACAATCGGAACAAAGTAAAAGCCGGAATTCTTGTCCTCCCCAAAAGCGTATAATTAATGAATTTGGGAACTGTTCTTTTTCTTCGCGACATTGGTCGCACGCCACTTTTTCCGCCATTGATTATACCTCACTCTACGGCACTCTTTGCATTCGCGAAAGCCTTCGGAGTTAAAGATTAGGTTGGTTGAGTCCAGCAAATGGAGATTGCGTTTGCACATCAGTAGTTTTTTGCCAGCCACAAAGAGCCTCCCCTAAAACTAATCCAGCCCATGCAACCGCTCCAGCATCCCCACAAGCTTCTGAAAGCTGTGTTATTTCATAACCTGGATTTTGTTTCAAAAAATCAATTAGTTTGTAAAGATGTTCAATTCCATGAGAACACCTTTCAATAAGCCATTCCCGATCTGTCAAAGCAACTTGATTTGTGGATAGATTATTCCAAGCTTTTTCTCCGTGTCGTTCCAACCCCAACTCAAAACGTTTAGCTGCGTTGACTAATCCTGCATGGGGAATTAAAGAAAGTCGTGGCTGCTTAGTTGAAGTTACTCCTGACGTGAAGTCGCGTTTTTGCTCTTTTACTATAGTGTCGTAATATGCCTTGCCAATACCTTCTGGTACTTTCATAGCTTCAATCCTTTCATCTCCTGCCAATTTGTAGTACTCACTTCGCACTCCATTGGGATCACGAGTTCAAAATCCCGGCTCAAACTACAAGTGCGGAAATCAATCCCAACTTCAACATTTTTTTTGAAACTTCTTCCGTATTGTTCTTCACAACCAATCTTTACTTCCGAAAGAAATCCGTCATGAGCTTCGGAAAGTGGCCGCATAAAATCGCGGCACTCCGCCAGAACTTTGGGCAGAGCGGCTTTCATATAATCCGTAACAATTGCTTGAGGCAACTGAGAAATACCCTGATTAACTGTTTCCTCGTTGATACGCCCAAAAAAGTCTCGCCTTCGCCCATTTGGTGCAATCAGAGTTCTTTCCCCCTGAATTTGCTCACGTATCTCACGATGAAAGACATGGCGGATGTTTGGTTGATTGTCGTGGAATTTCTTAAGAACCTCAACACAGAATTTCATCTCCTTTGCAATCATCATCATTAAACGCATGGGAGACATATTCCGTTCTCCTGCGTGACGAACTGTTTTACTTACATGGTAGCGGTCAACACCATCTACCAAGTCATTCTTTTTGATTTCATTCGGAAGACAGGAGAAAACCCAGCTACCTGTAAGGCGATGGATGCCAGTGGGAGTATCGAAAACTTTGAGGATTTCAAAGTCTTTAGCAAGTACTGCATCAACCCTGGCTTCGGCTTGAGATAAATCACATTCGACGAAAGAATAACCCGGACTTGGAACGAAAATTGCTCTGAGGTCTTTGCCATAAGTTGTTCCATCTACTTCAAAGCCATGTTTTCCGATTGTTTGGAAACTGTGGCCCATGTTTCCTAATTTGATTTTTCCTTTTTCATAGTATAAGTAGTAGTCCGTTGTCTCTCCCGCAGTTGTGCGACCTGTTTCCGCACCAGCGAGATTAAATTCGCATCTATGCCTTCCGTCTGGGTAAGTAGGGAGAGAAAGGAACTCAATACATTTGTGAATCTTTCTGCAATCAATGATCGTTCGTAAGGTGGAACGTCCAAGGTTTGAATTACAGCGACTAGACCACATAAGGATTTCAAGTGATTCCTCATCTGCTGATGGCTCACCGGTTTTTTTGCTGTGTTTGACTCCACGTACAACCTCCCATTTTAATTCGTTGTAAACAAGATTCCCAATTGCTTTAGCGGAAAGCGGATTAATTTCATAACCAACAAGTTTCCGCAACTTCATTGTGTAGATTGAGTAGAGACTTACGTACTTCGCCAACAGCCGCCGACGCTGTTCGTCATCAACTAGGATTCCATTTTCTTCCATCTCTTTATAGATGGGAACAATCGTAATCAGAGACTGGTAGACATCCTCAACATTCATTTCTTTAAGTTCGGTGAGTTGTTGGGAATAAATTTGGTGGGTCGAGAGACAATCTTTGGCGTTGTAGATGTAAAGTTGTTCTCGTTTGTATTTGGAGGGATCAAATTCTTTACCTTCATCCTTGAAATAAGGCATGTCGGTGTAAAGAGAGGTGAGGAAACCTAAGTTCTTGGGAAATTCGCAGTACAGTACGGACTGGGCAAGCATTGTGTCGCCTACCCAATTATTTACTTTAAAGCCCATTCGTTCGAGCTTACGCCAATCGAACTTGTAGTTTTGATTTACTTTGCGAATTGGACTTCGGAGTAATTTCAGAACAAGAACGAGCATAGCGGCTTGCTCATCTGCACTGAGGCGGTAATCGAGAAGTGGGACACAACAAGATTCTTGACCATCAAAACAGAAACCAATACAAGTTGGGAGATTTGCAAATGTCTCAATATCAATTGTGACAAAACCGCCAGCCGCTAACGTGGGTGCGTAATGACGATCAAAAAATGAGCGGACTTCAGCGGCTGTCTTAGCCCACCAAACCATCCCAACTTCTTTTATGGGATCTGTTACGTAAAGATTACGAGCAATTTTGTTGAAATCTAATCTTGTGATAAATTCCATTTTCGGGTCTTCGTACAAATAAGGGTTAGGCCCGAGAGTTGGAATGACACGAATCGTGGGATTGTTAAGGGAGAGATTTCCAGAAGGGTGAAGTACAGAACCACGAAATTTACGAATCCCTGTAAGCCCGGTAAGAAAATTAAAACTGAGTTCTGAAAGTGGAACGAGTATATTCGGTTTGATAGTGTTGATTTCATCGAGCAAAATCCTCTTGTACTCGTCAGTAACGAGCAATTTATTTGCATCGGCTTTCTTGAGATTAATTTTCTCTTTGATTAGAGCGGTTAGCCAGAATTGACTCCATTCAATGCGATTAGCGGTTGCACATCCTTGAAGTTTTTTCTGTTGGTCACCAGTAAGCGCAAGACCAGCGGTTACGTCATTATCAGACGCACCATCAGCAATAAGCATTACAAGTGCGTTAGAATTACCGTAACCGGAGATTTGCATGGGCACAGAAGTTAGTCCTTTATAGCTTCTTCATAAACTGAATCAGAATAATCCGGATTTGGAATTGGATTAATCAACTCAAAGTTAACTACACCCCATACGAATTTTCCCATAATCAAACAACCAACCAACCCTTTTGGAGTAAAGGTAATCTGTTGGTAGTGAGATTTTAAATACTTGTTTTCATCATTAGCTTTTTTAATTAATTTAACCAATTCTAACTTCCAATCTTCAATTGGGTTAAGCAAAATTCCACCAGTAAAATAAGCTTTTTCTATAAGTTTCATTTCTTTCTCCTTTTGTTCCCGCGTCGGTGGCAAGCCAATCCACATTGCGAAAGTCCCTAGAGAATGTTACAGGGCTGCTTATTTAATCCGATACTTAGCTCGCGCGGGATTCTCTCACTTAAAAAGGACTTTGTTCGTGTTGTTTCTCCTTTCCTTTACCATATTCGTAGAAGCCGCTGATCGTATTTAGAACGACTCCTTCTGAAATGATCTTCTCCACCTTTCCATCAAACTTCAAACCTTTGAGAGACTCGGTGTCGAGATCATCCGGTACTTCCGAAAGATCACATCCGGCGGTAGCGGCTGCCAGATGCAAAATGTACGTGTGAGGCATGAGATACAAAGAACCCATAACCGAAGGAGACTTCATACCCGTATTGAAGGAAAGTTCCAATTCCTTTCCCTCAAAGTTTTCGTCTTCAATCACACGAAACTTCGACATGAAATTGAAAGACTTTCCAGAACCAGACTTCTTCGGTTCTTCAATTCCGACTACTTCAAAAGAGAAGTAGCCAGCGGGCATAATCGCGGACGCCTTACGGTCTTTGTCAGAGAACTTCAAAATTGCCATTTCGTTTTTTCCTTTTCGCCCAGAAGGGCTTTGTGCGTGTTGGTTTGGTTTGGAACAAACATCAGGACGTTGATTTGATTTGAAACTTTTGGGTTAGCGACTCAGTGGCTCTGGAAATTTCGGAACCAAATCGTCTGTCCGTTCTTTGCTTGGAGCGGCTTCCCGTGCTGATCGGAACAAAACAAACTCCAATGTGTAATTAAGTAGCAGTGGATTTTGCAAAACTTCGGAACAGACTTCTTCGAGATTCTTGCAAAGGATTTTCTTTCCTTCGGAATCTTGAAGAAGCCAACAGCCGCCGACTGCGTTTGGGTTAATCATTTCCCTTTCACCTGTCCTTTCTCCTTAAACCCCATCATAAACTCATAGAATGGTTTCCCCGTCCAATCGTGTCTCCCATACGGAAGCCAACTGTACGAGGTACAAGCAATCCCACCACGAAAAGTTACGTAGAATTTGTCTTCTCGCCCAGAAGTTTCCCGTTCAAATTTAAAAATGTGATCGAAGTGGGTTTGGATGTTTTCCCCAATCTTATCTCGTATACTTAACTTTTGTCCTGTTACGACTCGCGGAAGGAAAATAAGATCGTTCCCTTCGTCATCTTTGTCAAATCCATACTGGTCGATAAGATGAGCGGAAAAGATTACGTTGGGAATTGGCAAACTCTTAAGAAATGCCACGTAATCTGACATCCCTTGAGATTCCAAACCGTAATATGCCTGGCCGGGAATTTGTACAGGACCTATCCGACGGCCAGCTTTACGCCGGCCTGATTGTCCTTCTACTTCTTTCATGTGAGTGAGATTGATTGCTTGTGCCATAAAAGCAGCACATTGATTTGTGATACTATCAGTCACATGAGTTTTGGGTAGCCGCAAACCAGCAGAGGCGGAAGATTGAATTTGAGAAATCGAGAGCATGTTGTCGAGTTTCTCATTCAATTTTCCAATCAGATTTGGCATTTTTGGTGCCCAATAAGTGTAGGTGATATCTGTTGGATCTAACCAGGGAACAGATGCACCACCAATCCGACCATCGAAATCTTCAAAATCAATTGGTTTCGGAAAAGAAGCTTCAGCGGCTGTTTTTCCTGAATGATGGCGTCCAACAAACATTCCGAAAAATCTTTGATCGTCTTTACGGTCACTTAGTTTGGGCACGCTGCCTCCAAAGGTCCCACTCAGTTTCCATGCGAAATTTGTTTTTCATGTGAAAAATTTCTTCTACTACGTGTTCTCTGTGAACTCCAATTTTTGCTCTTACTTCTAATTTAAGATCATCAATTTGTTTTTGAATTGGTTTCATCCCCAAATCAAACATTGCTTTTTCAGCTAACAACATCTCTCTTTTTTCTTTGTACAAACGAGAAAGGATAGCTAAATTCTCAGGAGTTGGAATTTGTTTTGGTGCGTATGTCATTTTAGCTGTCTCCTAATTTAATTTTCTTTGCCGTGAGATCATCAAAAAATTCAAGATGATCTTCAATGCAGTCACTGCAAAAGATATCCTTGCAAACCGAACATTGGTAAAGATCCGCATGATTTATTTGTTCGTGACAATTACAACAACTAGATGTTAGTGGCATTAGGCGGCCCCTCCTTCCGGTGCAGCGGCTGTTGGTTCTTCAAATAATTTCGCAAGTTCATCGTATTTCTGACGGAGGTTGCGATCTTTTTCAGAGTTACCGCATTTGAAACATCGTGGTTTGGCTCGACGAAGTGATTCGGTGTCAAGAATGATTTCTTGTGTGTGACAGATTGAACAAATTGATCGCTTACCCATTAGCAAATTACGAAATGACCAATGCGAACAATCTGGATGCACACACCGGAAACGATTCTTGTCTGGAGAACCATCGTGATTTACGACGCGCATGTATTCGTGGATGTGTTTAAGGGATTGCATAATTTCCTACCAAGGACGCCATTCACGTTTCTGCATAAAGTCTCGTTTCAAAATAGCGGCTCGTATTTGTGGGTTGTATTCTTCACAAAGTGGGGCATAGTGACATGATTTGCCCCAACTTCCGCCACAAGAACCACGATTTTGTGAAGCCGCAAACTGTTGTCCGTCCAGGAAATATCCTGGCTTTGCGATTGCCTTTGCAATTCCCACATAAATGTCTGTGAGTTCTTCTTTCCAATAACGCATTTCAAGCGACGAAAAGCTCAGCGGTTGTCGAACAAAAGTGTTCTTGGAGATTTGTTTGTGCAATCGAATGTAGTTGATTACTGCGAGATTAAGCCCAGTTGCAAGCGAGTAATTCTTGAATTGGATTGATTTGTGATAAAGGAGATGTTCTCGGAATTGGAATTTGTGATCCATCCAGAGCAAAGTACCATCCTGTGCTTCACCCATGAAATCAATTCGCCCTTCGAGAACAAAAAGATATTCGGATGATTCGAAAAGTTTGTAGGAGAATCCTTTTTCGATTAGGGGATCACGGACAAAAGAGGAAAAAAGGGTCGGAACCAGTTCGTGCTCACACGAGAGACTGAGCGGCTTCCCGTTCCGAATTTCACCACACTTTCGGCATTGCAATCTGCTACCAATGGTGGCTTGTTTTTTCCAAGCTGGTTTGTAATCACGTGATGCGTCATACATCATGAGATAGTCAATCACGCGATTACGTACAACCGCTCGAAGTTCTGTGTCCAATGGGAATTGTTTGTCCACTTTATCTTCGGTGTCGGGATCAAAAGCAAGAGCGAGCTTAGCGGCTGTCGCAGAATCTCCGTTTGTGCGCGTAAGTTCCGAATAGTAAATTTCGAGAT